ACGTCGACTGGTGGGAGGTCGGTTCACAGAAGGCGTTGAGGGCGCTCAACAACTCCGGGCCGATGCAGCTCGAGCGTACCTTCCAGACCGGCAGCGTGCAGGTCACAGGCGGCGCTGGGCCGCTGAACTACCCGAACCTCAACAGCATCGGACCCATCTTCGCCAGCGACGGCCGCATCCTCCTGCAGCCGGCCAGCACGATCATCAGCGGCAGCCCACTCGACATCGTTGAGGGCCTGGGTGCGCTGGAGACCGCGTTCGGTCTCTGCTACGACGGACTCGGCGTCGTGCACGTGCCGATCCGCATGGCGAACGAGATGTGTGCGCGCAACCTCGTGTACAAGGACGGCAACGTTCTCCGCACGTGGCTGGGCAATAAGGTCGTAATCGGCAGCGGGTACGACTTCACGAAGGGACCGGGTAACGCCACCGCACCGGGCGGCTCCGGCTGGATGTGGATGACCGGGCCGATCTTCGGCTACAAGGCGGCGCCCGTCGTGTTCGATCAGACGTCGCAGTTCGACCGCAGCGTGAACACGTACAAGGTTCGCGCAGAGCAGACGTATCTTCTTGGCTGGCAGTGCTGCCTCGTCGCGGTCCTGGTGACCACGGGTGGCGAGCAGGCCGGCGATCCGGGCACACCACTCCAGGACACGTAGGAGTAAGACATGGCGGACTTTAGTGCCGTTCCCATCAAGGGCCGTGTGGCACGGTTCATCCAGGTCGACGTGTGCGGCAACCCGATCACCGGCGCGAGCGGCCTGCAGGTCATCACGAAGGGGTTCATCTCCGTCGGGCTCCAGCCGGAGTACGAGGACGGTGAGAAGCTTCGGCAGAAGCTCGCCGACGGGACGTTGTGCGTCAACGACAATGACCCGAACGAGTTCACTGACGTGCTGCTCACCGTCACGCTCTGCGGCGTCTGCCCGTCCATCCAGCAGATCATCCACGGCGCCCGACTGCTGACCGGCGGCGCTCCGGTGTCCGGTACCGGTGCGGCGTACTCGGAGGGTCCGGTCACGGCGCGGTACGCGCTGGAGGTCTGGCAGTCCGTCACCGGCCGTGGCGCTTGCGACCCGAACACGGGCGCGCCGAAGTACGTGTACTGGGCGTTCCCGAACGTGGGCAACACGAAGATCGGTCAGAGCACGATCGAGAACGCGGGCCTGCAGATGCAGTTCACCGCACAGACAGACAACGTCGGTCCGACGTGGGGTGACGGTCCCGGCACACTGGGTCCGTGGGCTCCCTCCTTCATCGACGGTGAGCACTTCATGTGGAACATCACAACGGTGGCGCCGCCAACGATCCCTGCATCGTGTGGTGCGACGCAGATTACGTAGATCTTGACGTGATACACTAGAGCCAGAAGCGCATGCTTCTGGCTCTTAGTGCAGGAGCGGGACATGACGGCGAACTCGAACGCACCGTGCGCACCCTGGCCAGTCATTTGGTGTGGCCCCATCTCGCCGTCGGTGGCGGCGGTGACCGGCAACTACGTTGAGATCGCGTCGGAGATCCTGTGGGCAAAGTCGGGACGACAGTTCGGCGTCTGCCAGAACACGCTGCGCCCGTGTCGTGAGGATTGCTTCGGCGGCGTGTGGCCGTTTCAGCAGAGGTGGTGGGAGTACGGCACAACGTGGCCGTATCCATACTGGTACAACGGCCAGTGGTTCAACCTTGGCTGCGGTGGCTGCCCCGGCTCGTGCAGCTGCACCGTTCTGTACGAGGCGAAGCTGCCGATGCCCGTGGTCGACATCGTTCAGATCAAGGTGGACGGTGGCATCATGCCGTCCGGCTCGTACAAGGTGTACGACCACCGCCGATTGCTTCGCACCGACGGCCAGCCGTGGCCACTGTGCAACGACCTCAACAAAGACGACGACCAGGTCGGCACGTGGTCGGTGACGGCGACGTATGGAACGGATCCGCCACTGCTGGGCCAGCTGGCCGTGGGTGAACTGACGGAGCAGCTCGCGCTCGCTTGTGTTGACGCGTCGTCGTGCAAGCTCCCGACCCCGGTGCAGCAGCTCGTTCGGCAGGGCGTCACAATGACGTTCCTCGATCCGAACCAGATGTTCGCAGACGGCAAGCTCGGGCTGTACAACAGTGACCTCTTCATCAGCACGTACAATCCCGGCGGCATCAGTGCGCGTGCGCAAGTCATCAACGTGGACGGTCCACGACCCAGCCGAAGGACGTGGCCGTGAGCATCCTGAGTCAGTGGGACGTCGCGACTCTGCTGCGCGACTGCGCGCTGAACGCGGTCGATCACACGGGCCCTCTGACGATCAGTCGTGTGTGCGTCGTGCCGGGCGAGATCTCCTGGGACGACTGTCAGTGTGGTCAGCTGGCCGTCGCGGAGCAGCGCCGGTACCCGTCGATGGACTTCCCGCTCGAGGAGGTCAACCACGAGGCGGAGTGCGGCGCGCCGTGGCTCGTCTCGGCGTACCTCATCTCGCTCGCGCGCTGCGTGCCCGTGCCGTCCGTGAACGGTTCACCACCCGACTGCACGGCGCTCGAGGCGTCGGCGCAGCAGCTCGCGACGGACATGCTGAAGCTGCGTAAGGGCGTGCAGTGCTGCCTCGACGCGGCGTACAACTCGCACACGGTCGAGGCGTGGGAGCTCGGCGCGTCCGAGGTGAACGGTCCACAGGGCCAGTGCGTGGAGACGACGCTGACGGTCCTCGTTGGCTGGACGAACGACTGTGGCTGCTAGGATCCGCCACCACGTCGACACCGCTGGGCTGCACGCCCTCCTGCAGTCGCCGAACGGCGGTGTGGCGAAGGACCTCTTCCGTCGCGGCAAGAAGGTCGAGACGAAGGCAAAGCAGAACCTGCAGCGATCGCCGCGTCGTGTCGACACGGGACTGCTGCGGTCGTCCATCAACACGCAGCTCCTCAACGACGGCGGCCACCTCTCCGTTCGCGTCGGCACGAACGTGTACTACGCGGTGTTCGTTCACGACGGCACGGGGCTCTACGGACCGAAGGGTTCATACATCTACCCGCACACCGCGAAGAAGCTGTCGTGGAAGACGAAGGGCGGCAAGCGCATCTTCGCCGTCCGGGTGAAGGGCATGAAGCCGAACCGCTTCCTCGCGGACGCCGTCAGCGCGGCTAAGGGATAGAAGAGTGTCAACTCTTACCTGACGCGGTCTACAGTAACTGCATGGCTGCAGAAGAGATCGTCCGATTTAAGGACTTCAGCACATCACCCGAACCCGTCACGTTCCGCGTCGACCCCGACCTGTTCGTCTGCTGGCCGGAGATCCCACTTGACTCACTCGTCGAGTTGGCGACGCTGAATACGGGCGGTGACGACCGCAAGGCGCAGTTCGAGCGGATCAAGGACTTCCTCGACGGCATCATGGAGCCGGAGTCCGGCGCGCTGTTCCGGTCACGCTGTAAGCCCAGCACCGTGGAGGACCCGAACCCACGGCCGATCGGCATGAAGACGATCGCGCAGCTCATCCCATGGCTCACGGAGGTGTACGGCCTCCGCCCTACCCAGGAGTCCAACGAATCGGACGCTGGATCGCCGGCAACCGACACCACCTCGACGGACTCCTCCTCAGCCGAGGCGTAGATCTTCTTACGCTGAAACCGGCACGGGTGCTGAACGTCTGCATGCACCTAATGCTGGAGAACGTGGACAGCAAGGACAGGGCACAGCTGCTGCAGGAACTGACCGGTCCGTTCCGCACGATGGGACCGCCCATGTCTGAGGACGAGCTCAACGCTCCCGCCTGGTGGCACGGCGATGATGAAGCCTTCGCCGGCGCCGAGGCGCTGATGTCCATGTACGGCGGGAGGATGGTCAGTGCCTAAGCGCGTAGACGTTGCTTACGTCGAGTTCCTCCCGGACTTCACGAGCTTTGACGCCGCGGTGACGCGTGGCGTTAACACCGCGATGGCGCAGGCGACTAAGTCGGTCGACCGCGCAACCGAATCCATCGACCAGTCATTCACGGACGTCGAGCGCGACATCGAGCAGGTCTTCAATGACATCGCGCGTTCGGGTGAGGTCAACTTCAACGAGGTCATCCGCGTCGCCCAGCGCACGGCGCTGCGCGTGGATGAGAGCTTCTCCCTTGGCAACGAGTCGGCGGAGTCGTCGTTCAACGAGCTGCAGCACGCGGCCAGTCGCAACTTCAATCAGATCTCCCACGACGCCGAGGTCACCGCGGCGAAGACGAAGGGCTCGTTCTCGCTGCTCGGCCTGGTCGGGTCGGGTGCGCTGCTCGGCATCGGCGCGGCGGCCACTGCTGGGTTGGGCGCGCTGGCCACGTTCGGTCTGAAGAGTGCGGCGACGCTCGAGCAGACGAAGATCTCGTTCGCATCACTCCTCGGTAGCGCCGAGGAAGGTGAGAAGGTCTTCCGCAACCTGCAGCAGTTCGCGGCCGTCACGCCGTTCGAGTTCCCCGACGTCGCCGCCGCTGCGAAGCGGTTCCTCGCCTTCCACGACGCGGTCGGGTTGACCGCAGGTGGGCTGCCGGACTACCTCACGA